TGATGGAGCACACGATAGGCTCCGCCGCCAACGCGGTCGCTGACAGCATGGGATTCTGGTGGAAGCATGCGCTCGGCAGCTCGATCGTGACGCCGACGCTGGTGCTCGGCACCGCGTACAAGCAGAACCACACCAACGGCTCCAAGGCCGGGCTGTTCATGACGTTGCAGGTGGGCCGCCCGCAGATCTCCGGTGTCACCGTGCAGCCCTTTACGTACACAGGCGTGAAATGCACCGACTGGGAATTCAGCTGCAATGACAACCAGATCGCCCAGCTGAAGCTGACCTGTGACGGGCAGAACGAGTCCACCGGCGTCGCCCTCGCCGCCGCCTCGTACCCGACGCCGAACGGGCTGTTCGCGTTCTCCGACGCCTCCATCATGACCCTGGGCGGCACCGCCACCACGTCGGCGGGGGAAACGACGGTGGCGTCGGGGACGTCGATCGCCTCCCGGGTCAACGGGATCACCATCACCGGCACTACCCCGATGAAAGTCGACAGGTACGGTCTCGGGAACCAGGGATTGAAGGGGGAGCCGATAGAGAATGCGATTCCCACGATTACCGGCACTCTTTCGACGGAGTTCTACAGCCGGACTGAGCTGTATGACGTGTTCAAGACCGCCGGGACCACTGTGATGCAATTGGATTTCACGAAGATGGACGCGAACGGGAACGACGCGAACGGCGTCGCCGCCGGCCCGAACCCCTACCGGCTGTCCTTCATCCTCCCCGCCGTAAAGTTCAAGACGGGAAGCGTCAACGTGGGCGGCCCGGATGTGATCCCGCAGTCGATCGGGTTCCAGGCATATGATGACGGATCGGGCTCCAACCCGGTTATCCAGGTGAAGCTTGTGTCGAAGGAATCGTCGGCGATCTGATGATCTTCAACTTGTGGTCCCGGCTGCTTATCAAGGTGGGGGATGATGAGCGGCACGTGTTCGACCGGTCGCGCCTCATGTACACCGAGGTCGCCGAGATCGAGAAGGTGTCCGGCCTGTCCTTCGGGGAGTGGGAACGGGAGCTGTCCCGGTACAGCATCACCGCGATCGCCCCGCTGATCCACGTGCTGCGGAAGCGGGACGGGCAGGCCAGCGATTTCGCGCTGATGCAGTTCAACGCCGCGTCCCTGGATGTGGTGCCGCTGCATGACGACGGCACGGAGTACACCACCGCAGAGGCGGCGGAGGAGCTGGAGCGGCGGCTGAAGAAGGCGGAGACGGACCCTACCGGCGGCGGGGACGCCCCCGCCCTGCCGCCCCCGGAGGATACGAGCATTACAAGCCGGTCTTCGCTGAACGGCTCGGGATCCGGCCGTGGGAATGGGACCGGCTCAGCTGGGATGACTTCCGGCAGTGCAAAGCGTACGTCGATGCGCAGCTCGACCGGCAGCAGCAGCAGGCGGGGTTAGCGCCGCTGCCCGTCCGGCGCGGGGTTGCCGTGCCAGGCGCGGATGAACCACACGATTCCCCACAGCCCGCCGGTCAGGATCGTGAGCAGCAGGTGCAGGATGTGCTGCCCTGCGGTCAGCGGCACCCGCCGCGGCCGCGGGCCTGCGGCGCGTTCCTCTGCCTGGTTCATCCATGTGTCGGCGAGCGCCCGGAACCCCCGGTGCTCCTGTTCGGTGCTCATAGTTAACAACATACCCCGGAAGGCGGATGCTGATGCCGGAGGACGGCGCGGTGCAGCTGGAACGGGTCGCTGAGCGGCTTTTCCAGGCCGGGACGCAGGGGCAGGGGCTGCGGCGGGAGCTGGTCAAGGCGGTCAACGCCGCCGCGGAGCCGCTCGCGAAGGAGATCAGCAGCCTCGACCATCTCATCCCCTACCTCCCCGACCGGTACGCCGGGATTCTGCACAGGGACCTGTCGGTGGCCGCGAAGAAAAGCTTCACCGCCGACCCGCAGGTGTCGCTGGTCGCGAAGGCCCGGGAACGGAAACGGAAAGTGGTGCTGCTGGACCGGGGCATCATCAACCATCCCGTCTGGGCGCGCGGTGCCCGGAGAACATGGCGCTGGTCGAACAGCCAGACGGGCGGGATGAAAGCCGGGTTCTTCAGCGACGTCGCAGACCGGCACGGGCCGCAGATCCGCGCCCGGGTGATGCGGGCGCTGACCGAGACTGAGCGGCAGATCACCTCCTGATGCCCGGGAACCTGCAGCAGCTGATATTCGACATCATCGCCCGCGACCACGCCTCCGAAGGCCTGACCCATGCGGGGACAGCGGCGCGGAAAGCCGGCGTCGACGTCGCGGGACTGCAGGAGCGGCTGAAGAAACTGTCCGGCACCACCGCGCAGGCGCGGATCGACCTGCAGGGCAATGACAAGGCGATCGCCGAGCTCGACAAGATTAACGTGAAGCTGCTGTCGCTGGACCGGCGCACTTCAAGCCGGCTGACGGTGGAGGGCGCCGCCCGCGCGACCGCGGAGATCGCCGCCGTCGAGCATGAGCTGAACAAGATCAGCAGCCCCGGCGGCACGGCGGAGAAGGCCACCGCCGCGCTCGGCTCCGGCGCCGGGGGCCTGTCCGGCATGTCCGGGATGGGCGCGCTGATCGGCGCGGGGGTTGCGCTGTCCCCGGTCCTGGTGACGCTGGGCACCGGGCTGGCGGGGTTCGGGGCCGCCGCGTTCGCGGTCGCGAAGCCCATCATGGACGCCGCCTCCAAAACTGGCGGCCTCGCCGCGAACATGAAGAAGCTGGACCCGGAGCAGCAGACGGTCGCGCGGGGGGTCCTGGCGCTCGGGAAGCAGTTCGACACGTTCCAGAAGGCGCTGAAACCCGAGGTGCTGAGCGTGTTCGGCGGCGGCCTGAAGATCGCCGGGGACCTGCTGCACGATATTCAGCCGGTCGCGGTCGCGACGGGAAAAGCCCTGGATACTGTCCTGTCCCGGGTTGACGCGGAGTTCCAGTCTAAGCAATGGCAGCAGTTCTTCACCTGGATGGCGCAGAACGCCGGCCCCGACATGAAGCTCGTCGCCGACAACCTGATCGCCCTGATGAACGACATCCCGCTGCTGGTGCAGGAACTGCAGCCCCTGGCGACCGGGTTCCTGAAGGTCACCGACGCGATACTGAACCTCCCCACCGGGATACAGAAGGTGACCGCCGCGATACAGCAGCGCACCGGGGCGCGCGGCAATTCGGTGTTCGACGAGATCAGCCGGTTCGTCAGCTGGGGAGAGCATCATCTTCCCGCCGGGAACAAGTCGATCTCCGACCTGATCGGGCTGACCAGCCAGGCCTCCACGGCGATCGGCAGCGCCGGCACCGTCATGCATGACGCGGGACTGAAGGCGATCACCTACCAGCAGCAGCTCGACCAGGTGCGGTACTCCACGAAACTGCTGATGGACCAGCAGAACACCGCGCTGAGCGCGCAGCTCGCCTACGGCAACTCGCTGGTGACCGCCGCGGACGACGCGGTGACGCTGAAGCAGAAACTGCATGACAGCGCGGGGCAGATCGGGCTGCAGACCCAGGCGCAAAGGGACAGCTTCGCCGCCGCGAACACCTACATCGGGGACCTCGCCAGCGTGGCGACCAACGCGTACAAGTCGGGTCACGGTGTGGACGCGGCGATCACCGCGATACAGAACGGCCTGCCCACCCTGGACTCGGCGAAGACGAAGAACAGGCAGTACTGGCAGGAAGTCGCCACGCTGAAAGGGTGGCTCGACAAGCTGCGGGCGGAGAAGGCGATCAGCGAGAACATCAAGCTGATCGGCGCGGGCCGGTGGGTGGTCACCGGCGGTCCCGACGCGGGCACCATCCGGGCGATGGGCGGGCACACCGCGAAGGGGTGGCTGGTGTCCGGCGGCACCCCCGGCCGGGACAGCGTGCCGATCATGGCGATGCCCGGCGAGCTCGTCGTCCCCACCCCGATGGTGCAGGCCGGCCTCGTCGACCACCTGCGCGGCACCATCCCCGGATTCGCGGCGGGCGGGATCGTCGGCGGTTACGGCGGGGACCTTAGCGGGCTGCAGCCGTGGGGCGCCGCGAACTGGGCGGCCGGCAAGACCATGATCAGCGTGGCGATGGCGGAGGCCATGTCGAAGGCGTTCGCCGGATGGACCGCCGGCGCGAACGCCGGGCTCGCCGCCTCCGGCGGCGGCGGCAGTGTCGGCGCGTGGATCGCCGCATCGCTGGGCTTCAACCGGCTGCCCGGCTCCTGGGCGCCGCTGATGCGGATCCTCGTGCAGAAAGAGTCAGGCGGCAATCCCCTCGCGTATAACCCCGTCTCGGTGATGGGCTACCACGCGGAGGGCATCGCGCAGATGCTCTTGCCGACGTTCCAGGCGTATGCGGCGGCGGGGCACGGGAACATCTGGAACCCGGTCGACAACCTGATCGCCTCCGAACGCTATATCCGGGCCATCTACGGGTCCCCGGCGGGGATCGCGGGACTGACCGGCGGCGGCACCTACTACGGGTACGACCAGGGCGGCTACCTCCCGCCCGGCCTGTCCCTCGCCTTTAACGGGACGGGGCGCCCGGAACCGGTGGGCGCCGGCGCCACCTATGTCATCAACGTCGCCGTGTCGCCGCTCGCCCACCCCGCGGATACGGGGCGGGCGGTGGTGAACGCGATCCGCGCGTTCGAGCAGCGGTCCGGCGCCGGGTGGCGATCATAAGTGACGACCCCGAACATCGTGGTGCCGCAGCTGATCGTGGAGGCGGGGCTGGTCACCACGAACCCGGTGCAGCCCGGGACGGTGCTGATCCTCGACGACATCACGTTCGGGCTGCTGGACACCGGCACCCTCGCCGCCGATGACACGTGGACGGACCTGTCATCCGGGTTCCCGCAGCGCGTGCTCGGCTTCACCATCAGCCGCCCCTCGACCCGGCTGCAGGGCCCCTTGTGGAATTACCAGGCGGCCACCGCCAGCATCCTGTGCGACAACAGCGACGGCGCGCTGGACCCGGACAATCTCGCCGGCCCGTACGTGACCGGGGGGGCGACGCAGCTTCTCCCGATGGTGCCGGTGCGGGTCCGCGGCGTATTCGCCGGCGCGGCGTACCCGCTGTATTCGGGGTTCGCGGACGGGTGGGTGCCCGCGCAGGTCACCTATCTCGGCGGGTACGCGGCGGTCACGATCCCGTGCACCGACGGGTTCAAGATCCTCGCCGGCACGACGCTGGCCGCCAGCTCAGCCGTGGGGACGGGGGACACGTCGGGGGCGCGGGTGAACCGGATCCTCACCCTCGCCGGCTGGTACACCACCCGCCGTGTCATCAGCGCCGGGAACAGCACGGTGCAGGGCACCACGCTGGGCGCGGATGCGCTGAGCCTGATGCAGATCGCCACGGACAGCGAGATCGGGCAGCTCTACCAGGATTCGGCCGGGGCGGTGCGGTTCCGCGCCCGCCGGGACCTGCTCACCACCACCCGCTCGGACACCATCCAGGCGATTTTCGGGGACCTGCCCGGCACCGTGCACCCCGCCGGCACCCGCCCGACCAGCACCGCGAACAACTTCGAGGGCGGCACCGCGGGCAGCACTATCACCGCCGCCGGGTCCGGGGGAGCGTCCGGGGCGGCGTTCGACATCATCATCACGTCGGGCGGCGGCACCGTCACCTGGTCGAATACGCAGGCCGCGCACGGTGCCCTGTCCGGCTCCTGCGTCACCACCGGGTCCGCGTCCGCCGCCCAGTTCGGCTACTCGTCCGCGGTCCTCGGCACCGCGGACCCGCAGCTGTGGACCCGCTTCTACCTGTACCTGTCCGCCCTCCCGGCGGCCGCGGACTCGCTGATGCGGTTCGGGAACGGCGCCGGCTCCACATTGCTGACCAAGATCAGCCTCGGCACCACCGGGAAGATCACCGTCGGCGCCACCACCTCCTCCTGGTCGCTGCCGGCGGCGCAGTGGGTGCGGGTCGAGGCTAACCTCACGTTCCCCGGCGACTCCACCGCCGCGTTCACCCTGCACGCCTACCTCACCCCGGACGGGGCGACCGCCGACTACACCCTCACCAGTACCGGGGAGACGTTCGGCGCGGTCGCCGGGTGCAATGACGTGCGGTGGGGGATGACGAACAGCGCCGCCAGCAACTTCACCGCCTTCTTCGACGACGTCGACGTTAACAGCACCGGGTATGACGGCCCCGCAACCGGGACCGCCTTCACGGAGCTGCCGTATGCGGCGGTGGGGCGGATGATCGACGACACCACCGTCGCGAACGACGTGCAGGCCACCCGCCTCGGCGGGACGCTGCAGGAGGTGAAGGACACCGCGTCGATCGCGAAACTCCGCTTCCCCCGCTCCTACGCCCGCAGTGATCTCATCCTGCAAACGGACACGGATGCGCTGGGGTGGGCGCAGTGGGTCCTCGGGATCAGCAAGACCGCCGAAGACCGCTTCGAATCCCTCACCATCGACCCGCAGGCCGACCCGTACAGCCTCTGGCCCCAGTGCCTCGGCCGGGAGATCGGCGACCGGATCCAGGTGTGGCACCGCCCCGCGTCGGTGGCCGGGTTCGCGAAGGACTGCTTCATCAGCGGCATCACCCACGCCTGGGATTCCGTCAGCCAGGCGTGGCAGACCACCTGGACGCTGCAGGACGCCACCCGGTACAGCTCTTACCTCGTCCTCGACGCCCCCGTGCTGGGGCAGCTCGACCTGAACATGCTCGCCTGGTAAAGGAGCATTCTTGGCTACCAAGACGTGGAACGCGGGGGATGTGCTGACCGCCGCGGACATGAACGCGTGGACGGTGCCGCTCGCCGCGTACCGCACCACCACCCAGTCGGTCACCTCGAGCACCACCCTCGTCAACGACAACGCGCTGTTCTTCACGGTGGCGGCGAACTGCTTCTACCGGGTGGAGCTGGTAGCCGCCTATGACGCGGCGACTGCCGGGGACTTCAAATTCGCGTTCACGGTCCCCGCCGCCGCGGTCATCACGATGGTCTACGCGTCGTTCTACACCGGCGGGGCGGCGGTCACCACCGATGACCAGATCGTCAGCGAGGTCAGCCTCCCCATCGCCGGGGGTCTCGGCGCCGGCACCGCCTGCGCGGTGCACGCCGTCTACTTCCTGAACATGGGCGCGAACTCCGGCACCCTGCAATTCCAGTGGGCGCAGGGCACCTCGTCGGCGACCGCCACGATCATCCACGGCGGCTCATCGCTGATCGCGCAGCGGATCGGCTGATGCGCGGCCGCCCGTATGCCCCCGTGCTGCTCGCCGCCGCCGCCGTGCTGGCCGTGGCCGGGTTCCAGTTCCGCGCCGATCCGGCGGGGGCGGCGCGCCCGCACCCGTCGTGCTGGCCGCCGGGACACTGCCGCACCGTCACCCCCAGCCCGACGGTTACCCCGACTAGCCCGGCGCCCACCCCGACCGTCACCACGCCCGCGCCGACGACCCCGGCACCCAGCCCCACGGTCACCGGGGCGGCGTGCACGGTGCCCCTCGGCCAGAACTGCGGCCCCTACACTTACCCGCCGGTTCCCATGTCGAACGGGTTCGACACTTACGTCGCGAACCAGGACGTCGGGGCGCTGCCCGGCACCGCGCAGACCGTCACCGCCGCCGATCCGGGTCACTGGTCGCTGACCGCCAGCGATATCCCCGCCGGGTATGAGGGCGTGCAGGCATTCCCCGATATCCAGCAGCTCACCAACGACTGGTGCGGCACCGGATGGGGCGGCTGCGCCAGCCCTTCGGACACCCCGCTGGATGCGCTGTCGCACCTGACGGTCAGCTACGCCGAAACCTCCCCCGCCGCGGGGATATGGGAGTTCGCCCCTGACATATGGTCCGCGAACTACCCGTCGGATGTGATGTTCTGGGCCGACACCCTTAACCGCTGCAATGCGGGGGCGTTCGGCTCCACGCTGCTGGGCAGCGTGATGCTCAGCGGGCAGGACTGGACGGCGCACCGGTACGGCGGGGCGGGCGCGGAGATCATTTTCACCCTCGACGGGCCCGCCGGCCCGGGCAGCTGCGCCCGCCAGCCGGCCGGCATCATCGACATCAAGGCCGGCCTGGACTGGCTGACCGCGAACGGGTACGTCACCGGGCCGGAGGTGCTCACCCAGCTCAACACCGGGTGGGAGATCTGCTCCACCGCCGGCGCCAGCCTCAGCTTCACGGTCAGCTCCTACACGATCAGCGCCGGCCCGTGACACGGTTCCTGGTGCCCCGCACCGCGCACTGCGACGGCGGCGCCTTACACCCCCGGAGGACTCATTGCGCGGAATCGACTACGCGTGGGCTAACCCGAAACCTCTCCCGTCCTGCCTCAAAACCAACGGGGTGGGCTTCATCATGCGCTATTTCTCGTGGGACCCGGCCAAGGACCTCACCCTGGCGGAGCTCACCGATGCGGTCGCCGCCGGGCTGACGGTGGGGGTGGTGTGGGAGACCACCGCGAACCGGATGCTCGCCGGGCACTCCGCCGGGGTCACCGACGCCACCGAATCCGACAAGCGCCTCAAATCCCTCGGGATGACCGGGAACCCCGTCTATTTCGCGTGCGACTGGGACGCCGCGGAAACCGAGCAGCCCGTCATCCATGCTTACCTTGACGGCGCCGCGAGCGTGATCAGCCGGGAAAGAACCGGGATGTACGGCGGCTACTGGCCCGTGAAGCGGGCGTTCGACGCGGGGAAGATCACCTTCGGGTGGCAGACCTACGCCTGGTCGGGCGGCAACTGGGACACCAGGGCGCAATTGCGGCAGGTGCAGAACGACGTCACCGTCTGCGGCACCCCCTCGGACTGGGATGAATCCCGCGCCACGGACTTCGGGCAGTACCCGCGCCCCGGCACCACCCCGCCTGTCCCCCCGGTGGTGAAGCCGCCCCCGTTCCCCTACCCCGCCGCGGATTACCTCGGCACTGAGTCCGCGGACCCGCACTGCCACTCCGGGTACCACGCCGCCGACCGGCCCAACATCACCACCTGGCAATCGAAGATGAGCGCCCGCGGGTGGACGATCAGCGCCGACGGGCGGTTCGGGCCGCAGTCCGACGGGGTGTGCCGCCAGTTCCAGGCAGAGAAGCACCTCACGGTGGACGGGAAAGTCGGCCCCCAGACCTGGGCCGCCACGTGGACCGCGCCGGTGACGTGAGAACCCGGCTGCTGGTGCTGCTGCTCGGCTGCGCCGCCATCGTGCTCAGCGGCCTCGTCCTCGCCCGCAACATCGCCGCGCTTGACGACGAGTTCCTAGCCGGCGGCATCCTCGCCGCCGGGCTGGCGGTCATCCTCGCCGCCCTCCCCCCCGACGCGTAACAGAACGGCCCCCGCCCCGGTGTCACTCCCCGGGGCGGGGGCCGTTGCTGCGCTCACCGGCAGCAGCCGCCCTCGGCGAGCGTGAACCGGTTCTCCGGCCGCGGCGCCTGATAGCCGTTCCGCCAGCCGTACGGCGCCGCCGGGCCGTTCGCGAAACTATTCCCTCGCATCGGTCACCTTCTTTCCAGTCGTGTTCTCCGGCGCCGCGCCTCCGCGCGGTGCTCCGGCCAGATCCGCGCTAGGGGCCGGATCCGCTCCCTTGACCCGCCGCACGCCCGGCACGGGCCGAACGCGTCCTCCGTCGACCCCCAGGCGCGGCCGCGGCGTTCCCGGCACCTGGGGCACGGGCCGAGCTGCCGGTACCGGGACCGCCACAGCACCACCCCCAGGGGGATGAGGAGGAGCAGCACGATCAGCAGGTCAGTCACGGCGGCCCCCCGTAAGCGCGCCGCGGATGACCCGCACCTGTGCTTGCCGGATCAGCGGCTGCGGGCGGGGGGCGGGGAACCCGTCCCGCCACGCCCGCCACAGCGCCCACCCGACGAACAGCACGGCGGGGGGTGCCGTGAGGGCGGCGAACCCGATCAGGATCAGCGCCGCGATGATCACGATCGCCGCCCGGATGACTGGGAGTCCATGAGGACGCGGACCGCCTCAAGGTCGGCTTCCCGGTACAGTTCCTCGGGGCCGTTCCACCCGGCGACGGGCGCCCACCGGTTCCGGTACCGGTTCCGCCAGGTGCGGACCGCGGCGAGGGTGCGGTCCCCGAACGTGCCCGCCTCGATCGCCTCCCGCAGCCCGAGCAGCGGCGGGGAGGGTGATGCAGCAACCGGTGAATCAGGTCCCTCACCTGCGGCGGGAAGAGGTATCGCGGCCTGCTGCATCACCCTGGGGATGTTGTACGGCGGGTCGGCGACCTCGCCGGCCAGGGCCAGGTCCCATGCTTCCTGCGGGGTCAGGTAGACGGTCTGCACCGCGGTCACATCTGAGCCGATGAGGAACCCGGCGCCGGTCCGGGTGCTCATGCTCGCCGGGTACCCGAATTCCCCGGCGAGCATCTGCCAGGTGGGTTTCTGGATCTTGCCGAGCAGCAGCCGGGCAGTCAGGTTCTCCCGCGCGGCACCGCCGCCGACCGCGTTCGCCTCGGCCCGCTGAGCGGCCTGCAGGACATGCATCTTCGCCTGCCGCCCCATGAACAGCACCTCGTTCATCGCCGTGATAGCGGGGCACCGGCCGCCGTCGCCCTCATCTTTCCACCAGTCCGCGAGCCGGGCGGCGGTGGTGTTCAGCTCCTCAGCGGCGATCAGCAGCCGGTCCCCGACATTCGCCTCGATGCTGCCGTCCCGCCGGGAAGCCGCCCGCGCGACCCTGTTACGGCGCCGCAGCTCCTCCTGCAGCCACATCAGCATCTGATAGATTTCCTCGTTGCTGCGGCAGTAGGCGATGTTCGGCAGCGTGCCGTCCAGGCTGTCGGCCCATACGTGAGATATTTCCTTGAAGTCGAGGATGATCCCGAACCCGCCGTGGAACAGGAACTGGGCGACAGCATTCTGCACCGCCACGGACTTGCCGGCTCCGGGCGGCCCGTTGATGAGAAAATGCGGTGATTCCCCGGCCAGCCGGATCTTCACCGTCTCCCGCGCGCCCAGCCCGGCGATCAGCTGCCCCGGCCTGGCGGTCTCGATCGCGTCCCGGACCATCTCCAGGGTGACGACCTCCGGCAGCTGCGGCGGCGGCGCCCATTTCACCACGGGTTTCGGGCCGGCGACGCCGGCCCAGTCAAACTCGGCGCCCGGGATCCCCAGCCGCGCCCGCACATCCCCCTCGAGCTGTTTCCGGTACTTGTCACCGGGGGAAACGTTCAGCGGCAGTGCTATCTGCCCCGTGGAGCGGTCCAGCGCCACCGTGATGTAGGATTCGGGCCGCTCGGTCACGGGGCGTTCCAGCTGCCGGTGGATGGTGGCGTGCAGCGGGGTCAGCCAGGTGCGGCGGTGCCTGCGGATCCGCCACCGCCGCCACACCCGGAACCCGCCGTACCCGGCGGCCGCGACCGCGGAGGCTGCCACCGCCGGCCTGGTGGCCTGCGGATCCATGATCATGCCGTAGACAGCGCAGATGATATAGAGGAAACCGCCGAGTCGCCGCAATGTTACCTTCCACCGTTTCCGGTGATCCGCGCGGTCCTGGGTGCCGCCGTGCCATGGCAGGCCGGTCAGCAGCCGCCAGTACACGATGAGGGCGCCCTCCTTGTCCAGCCGCCGCCCCCACACCTGCGCCCACGCGACGGCGCCGGTCAGCAGCAGCGCGGCGAGGATGAGGCCCAGCCCGGCCAGTGCGGTCATCCCCCACCTGCCGCAACGGGTGGTGCAACAGGAAGCCCCCGGGAACCCCTCTGCCCTATTCCACCTGTTTCCCCTTCCTTCCCCTCCTTTTTCTTCCTCCTCTTCTCTTTCCTCACCTGTTCCCGTTTCTGCTTCCGCTCCCGCCTCACCCGTTCCCGTACGTTTTCCCTCGCTGTCCCGTAGGACAGCGAGGCCGCATCGTTGCGCTCATGATCATCGTCCCGGTGCAGGACCTGCATCCCCGCCGGACGCCGGCTGATGTGCGCCTCAGCGACCAGCACATGCACGTGCACGGTGCGCTCTCGGTCACCGTCGGACAGGTGCACCCGGCGGCGTCCCTTCCCGTCCCGGCCGTGCGTCAGCATCAGGCCGCCCGCCCGGCGGCCGTCGGACAGCACCCGGTCCACCGACCGCACCCGTCCCCGGTCTGATACCTCATACCCGGGCCAATCCGGCACCGGCAGCCATAGTTCGGGAGCGGCCGGGGCGGCGGCTGATAGGGCTGGAATCACCGCCCCGGCCACGCTCAGCGGGTCACTCATGACCGTGCCCGTTCATGTCTGCGCGGACCCGCCGGTCGATCTCCGCCGCCACCGTCCGGGGCAGCCCGAACCTCGTCTGCAGCGCGTTGGGGGTCAGCGGGTTGCCCGCCGCGTGAGTGGCCCGCGATGCCGCCTCCGCGGCAGCCTCCGCCGTCCCCGGAACCCGCGGCGATAGCTTGCCTGCCAGCGGCTCCGCGTCCCCTGGGGAGGCTCTGCGGGACGAGGCGCGGACAAGCATCATCAGCACCTCATAGGTGCCGACGAAAGCCAGCGCCGGCCACGCCGACACCACCGCGCCGAGGGGCCCGTACGACACCCCGGCGAGGATGTTCACCGCGAGGGTCGCGCCGATCCCCGCGCCCAGCAGCACCCGCGCCAGCACCGGCGCCGTCTCCTTATGCAGGGCGGCGTCCAGCAGCACCATCGAGGACGCCACGATAAGCCCGTCGATCGTCACCGGGTACGCGCGGCCCACCGCCCCCGGCTCCCCGTGGCTGCTGACGATCTGCACCGCGTGCAGGTAGGAGATCCACCCGGCGACCGCGGCCACGCCCAGCACCGCGGCGACCGCCGCGATCCGGGTGAGCCGGTCACTGTTGCGCCCGGCGGGGCTGACTGTAGTTTGCATGTACGACCTCACACGGGTTGCGGCTCTTGTGCGGTCCAGGGAACGGCGGCCGGCCATACGCGGCTGCCGTTCCCGCTTTCTGTTTCTTCAGCTATTCCGCGGATGACCCGGGTAGCGGCGCCGGGCCATCCTCGAGCTTGCGGAGCACGTCGCGGATCCGGAACCCGCTCACCTCACGGCCCCGGGGGCTGGTGAACACGATCCGGTCCGCCTGCCCGTCATACCGCACCGACCACCCCGGGTGGGCTTCCAGCCAGTCATCCATCCGCTTCACCGGGTCCGCCCGGGGAGGCGGCAGCGGGTACGGTCCTGTCACCATCTGACTACCATAACGCGCCGTCCCCCGTTTGTTAACATCATCCGCTACGCTTGCTATCCATGGCATCCCGCACCGTCCTCGGCTGGCGCCCCAAGTCCGATGATGACGTCGCCTGGCTCCGCGCCCTCGCCGCCCGGCAGGGACGCGGCGCCATCGGCCGGCTCCTGGATGAGGCCCTCGCCCTGCTCCGCAAGGAACACGAGCAGGATGCTCCCGGCTCCCCTTGACGGTGGTAACCACCAATGCTAGGGTGGTAACCACCAGAGCAGAGGGAGCACCAGAAATGAAGGTCAAGGTCAACACCAGCGACATCAAGTGGATAGGGCGCCGCAGCGTGGACGAGCCCGTCGCGCACGGCACCGACGCCAGGGGCGTCATGTACTTCAGCGCCACCGTCGAAGTTCCCGGAGTCGAGCACGTCACCTTCGCAGGCGCGAAGATGATCCGCTTCGACCTCGGCAAGGACGCCCCGCGCGACCACAACCGTTACGCCATGTACCCCGCGACATACCTGGCCGGCTGATGCACGGCCGGCACAAGACGCCGCTGCTCGGCTGGCACCCGCCGGCCGAGCTTTCGGCATGGGTACGCGGCGAGGCGGAACGCCGCGGCGTGAAGCTGACCGTCATCCTCGACGAGGCCCTCCGCGCCTACCGGGCGCAATGCGAGCAGGACGCGTAACAGACAGCGGCGGTTAACCGTTTCTTAGGGAGTGCCCCGGTTCCGCTTGCCGGCCACGCGTCACCCTCAGTAGCATCCCTTGCACATGCATTTGCATTTGCATCCCGTGCGATCCCAGCCTTGCCCGCATGCTCATATGGGGGACCAGTCATGCGACCCTTCCGCGACCCCGACCGCATCTTCGCCTGCCTGAGAGCCGCCGCAGTAATCCTCGCGTGCCTCGCCGTCGCCGGGATCTGGGTATTCACGGACCCCGACGAGATCGTCGTCGCCGCCGCCGCGAGCACCATGGCGGTTCTTGCGGGGCAGCGGTGGGCGGTCCGCGCCCGGATGGAACATGACGAGCGGCTGCTGATCCGGACGGTGGCGGAGTTCAGCCGGCGAGCAGAGACCGCGCCGCTGCGCCGGGTGAAGTAGGCCCGTCGACGATCTCCTCGATCGCCCGGATCACCCGGTCCCAGTCCTCCGGCGGGAGGGTGCGCCGGATCATGTCGACCAGCCGGGGCGACAGCGACGATCCCGGCTCCGGCTCATCAAACCGGATCCCGAGCACTTCCTCGAGCGCGCCGATCGAGCTGCGCGGCGACGTGCGCCCGTTCTCCCAGTTGTCGACCGTCTTGATGTTGACCTGCAGGGCGGCAGCCAGTTCCCGCTGCGTCATCCGGTGACGTTCCCGGGCGCGCCTGATCCGCATCCCGATGCTGACGGGTGGCATCCCCCTAGCATGCTGTCCGATTATGGGCAAGTCAAGGCAAAGCGATGAAACTCTGTGCAACGCGCCGCGGAATCATTCCGCTAAGATTCCGGGTATGCCTTGACGCACACCCCCCACATGCCTAACGTTGCCTACAAGCAAGTCAGGGGACCGGACCCGGGAGCGGGGGTGAATCATGTACCTATCCAGAGCCGAGGCATGCAAGCAGCTGAACATCTCCCGCGAAACATTCCGCAAGCTCATCCGCACCGGCGAACTGCAGGCCCACAAGATCGGCAACGGCCGCACCAGCCCCTGGCGAGTCAGCGAAGACGAGATCACCGCCTACATCAAGCGCCGCACCATGCGAGCCGCATCATGAAAACACTGCGGCCCCCCGTCGCGCCGGGGGGCCGCGCCCGGCAAGGAGTCCTCACGACTCACCGGGCCGCAACCAAGGATAACAAAAGGAGTCCTCCATGACAGGCAACGAACCGCAGGACCGCACCACCGTCGACGAGCGCGTCGCGCTCATCAACGCCATGTCTCCGGCCGAGCGCGACAAGTTCCTCACCTTCCTCACCGGGTACCTCCTCAACGAGTTCGACGACGCGATGAGCGGGTGGCGCAACTCCCGCCCGCAGGATCTTCATGAGGGGGGACGCGTCATGACCGGCCCGGAGCGCGGCGGCCTCCCCGGCCAGCCTGACGACGAAACAGCGGCTGCGCCCAGCGGGGAGGCGTCATGACCGGGCTGTGGATCATCATCGCCGCCGCCGCAGCGGGCGCCGCCGGGTACCTCGCCGGGCAGGTTCTCGGCTACAAAGCCGGGCACGCCGCCGGCCGCGCCCAGGAAAGCGCCCGCCGCAGCCTCCGCGACCTCAACGACCGCGAGCGCGCCCGCACCGCCCCCCCGCCGCCGCCCCGCCAGTACCCGGATGACCCGTTCTGGGACCAGGCCGCCCCGCACCTGCGGTACATGGTCCCCCGCCGCACCGCCGACCCGCCTCCCGTCGTCACCGCGGATGACATCGCCCCCGTGAAAGTGCCGGAACCGAAGCTGACGGACAGCGGTGAACTGGAGCGGATCAGGGAAATCGGCGAAGCCGGCCGCGCCAGCCTCGGCCTCACCGGATCACTGGAGGCGGCGCCATGAATCATGAATGCCCTGCCAGCGGCTGCGCGCGTTCTGTCCCGCCGCACATGCTGACGTGCCGGAATCACTGGTACATGGTGCCCGCCCCGCTCCGCTCGGACGTCTGGAACGCCTGGGCTGAGGGTGCGGGCGCGGGTTCCGCCGAGCACATGGAGGCTATGGACGCGGCGATCGAGGCCGTCAACCGGATGCTAGGCGGCGCATCATGAGCGCGAACGTGCACGCCGCGCGGCTCGCGGACTCGGTGCGGATGTCCCGCCGGCTCCGCGAGCAGCTGTTCACCCCCCCGGCGGTCAGCCTGCAGCTCGGCACCCACATCACCCGCGAGCAGATCCGGCTATGCGGCCCGTGCCTCGATGACTGCTGCGCCGCATGCTGGGGCGGCGGCTGCCTGTGCGCCTGCCAGGACCGGGAGGCATCATGACCGCCCTGTGGCCGGTGTGGCTCGCCACCCTCACCGCGATGATCATCCTCGCCGTCCCCGCCGCCCGGTGGCTGCACCGCGGCCGCCTGCAGCTGCAGGCGATCCTTGCCCCGCCGCGGCACGGCCCCGCTCACTACTGCCCCGAATGCGGAAGATGCCGCTGCTGGTGCGGGGACTGCGCGCTGTTCGCCCCGTGCTGCTGCGCCGGGTGCTGGTCACTGACCCCCACTCCGCATCCCCCCTGCACCTGCACGCCTGTGCGGGCAAGACAGGAGCTGAGAGCATCATGAGCGCCGAGCTGGAACCCTACGCCCCTCCGGTCCCGGAGGAGTACCGTCCCCGGCTGGTGATGAACCCGGCGGAGGCGAAAGCGCTGGACCGGCAGCTCCGCGAGGCGATCCGCGCCGTCCTCATCGAGGGCACCGACTACGGCACCATCCCCGGCACCGGCGGCGGTCCCAGCCTCTGGCAGCCGGGCGCGGAGAAGCTGCTGCAGTTCTTCGGCTTCGGGTACGTCAATGATGTCAGGAAGACCCGGCGCGGTGATGACGGGCAGCCCGCCGGGGTCACCTACCGGTGCGTGGTGCATAAGGATTTCGCGGACGGGCGGCGCATCACCATCAGCACCTGCGACGGGTACGCCGGCTACGACGAGGACAAGTTCTACATCCCCGCCGAGAAGGCCCGCGCCAGGGCGGAGGACAAAGAGCGCGCCTTCGCCCGGAAGGACCGCCGGGCGCCGAAACCGGAGCGGTGGGAGAACGTCACGGAGTACCGGGCGCCGTGGAACACCCTCGTCAAGATGGCGCAGAAACGCGCCCTTGTCGGCGCCGTCAAGGGCGCGACCGGCGCATCCGGGATATTCGGCACCGACCTCGACCAGCCCACAGACGCCTCGCCCGCGGACGGCGTGCCCCCCGGCGCCCGTGCCGCCGCCTCTCCGGCGGCACCCGCGGGCGGGGCCCCCCCAGCCCCGGCGGTGCCACCCGGCCCGGAAACCGCCGCCGGGGCTGCCGTGCCGGGCGCCTACATCAGCCGCCGGTTCACCGAACTCGGCATCGACGACCAGGCCGACCGGCTCATCCTCGCCGCCGAGATCCTCCGCCTCGACGAGATCCCCGCCGACTCCCGGAAGCTGACCGCCCCGCAGCTCGTGAAGCTGATGACCGTCCTGTCAGCCGCCGACACCCTTGAGGAACTCCGCGACATCATCCATGAGGCAGCCGAAGAAGCCGCCGAAGCCGGCACCGATCCCCCGGAGGCCGGCGATGCATGACCATGACGCTGAACTCGCCTACGCCGCCGGCACCGACCAGGCCCTCGCCTGGCTCCGCGACAAGCGCACCGCGATCGCCCGCACCGAGACCGGGCGCCTCTCTTTGCTCCTCGCCGATGCGATGGCCGCGGAGATACGCCTCCAGTTCCCCGATATCCCCACCGGGCGGATCATGCTCGCCGCCGTCAACGCCATGGACAACGCCAGCCAGCGAATCCGCAATGCCTACGGCCGGTCCCTCCCCGCCGACACGCTCCTCGGCCTCGCCGCCCTCGCCGCCGAGCAGCTCACCCGCGAAGACCAGGACATCCCGTGACCGGCATGTGGGGCGTGCGCCTCGCCTGCGGCCATGAGGGCACCTGCAACAGCGAACCGCGGACCGGAAGCTGGCTGTCCTGCTGGTCGGTGGTGCCTGCAGGACGACCCCACTGCCAGACCCCCCGCAAAGTCACCGGAACATGGCAGATAGCACTTTTCGGGGGTGAGCCGTGGGTAAGCCGCTGATTACCCTGACCGCCGCGGCTGCGTGCCGTCATCCCGGCTGCGCCTCCCACCACCGCACCGCCAGCCATGTCGTCAGCTCCCGGACGGTGCCCGGATGAGCGGCCGGACGATCATCATCCGCGGCGACGCCGGCCGCCTCCCCCTCCCCGCCGGCAGCGCGGACCTCATCGTCACATCACCGCCGTACTTCGGGCTCCGCTCCTACACCGACGGCGGCGAGCACTATGACGGGCAGATCGGCAGCGAACCCAGCCCCGCCGCCTACCTCGAGGCGCTGTGGGCGTGCACCGCTGAGTGGATGCGGGTGCTGAAACCGGAGGGGTCCCTCTTCATCAACCTCGGCGACAAATATGCAGGCAACCAGCCCCGGACGCGGTGGCACGCCTCAAGACCCGAACGCCAGGAAACTGTCAGAGATAACGGCCAGTCTGCTGCCGCATCGGGCAAGTTCAGCTTCCGCGAGCACCCTGATAAGTCGCTGCTCGGCCTGCCGTGGCGGTATGCCCTCGGCTGCATGGACCGGCTGGGCCTGATCCTCCGCGCCGAGATCATCTGGGACAAGCCCAACGGCCTCCCCGAATCCGTCACCGACCGGGTACGCCGCTCCCACGAGCAGGTCTTCCACTTCACCCGCCAGCCCCGCTACTACGCCGCCGTCGATGAGATACGCGAGGCGCATGTCCGCAGCTGGGGCGGCAGCCCGAACGGCGGTCACACCTACGGCATGATGAAGGCTCCCGGCGAAAAGGACGCCAACCTCCCGGTCGCACTCCCGAACCCGCTCGGAAAGCTGCCGAGGTCCGTGTGGGCGATACCCTCCGCCCCGCTCACCGTCCCCCCGCATCTCGGCGTCGACCACTTCGCCGCCTACCCCCCCGAACTCGTGCGCCGCATCATCCTCGGCTGGTCGCCCCCCGCCGTGTGCACCGCCTGCGGGCAGGGACGACGGCCGGTAACCAAAGTCTCTTACGAATTGCGGCAGAGGACCAATAACGCTTACAAGTGGAGCGGAGACGAGTACGCCGATGGCACAGGTTTGTCTGCACATAACTCGATCATCGGCTCTGCTGGCGGCCGCGCCTGGAGAAACGCCACTATCACCGGTTATGCCTGCGCCTGCACCCCGCACACCGACCATCCCGGCACCGGCGAGCGTGATGCAGGTGATCAATATCACCTGGACGGCTGGACACCGCCGCCCGCCCGCCCGGCGGTGGTGGTTGACCCGTTCGGCGGAACAGGGACGGCAGCCCTCGTCGCCGCCGCATACGGCCGGGTAGGCGTCACCATCGACCTGTCGCATGATTACTGCCGCCTCGCCCGCTGGCGCACCCGCGATCCCGGGGAGCGCGCCCGCGCCATGCAGGTACCGAAGCCGCCGCCCGTCCCCAGCGGGCAGGAAGCGCTATTCAGCACTGAGGAACTGTCCGCTAGCTAGAGGAGAGACAAGGACATTGCGTTGGCACGGAACGGCTGGAAGTGGATCAAGGTCGACGTGCTCCTCCCCGAGCACCCGAAGACCATCGCGCTGTCCGACAAGGCATTCCGCACCCTCCTCGAGCTGTGGTGCTGGTGCAAGCTCAACCGCACCGACGGCTACGTCCGCGACGCCAAGTGGCGCACATTCGGGACGCCCAGGGCCCGCGCCGAGCTGCTCCGCGCCCCGGACGGCTGCGAGCACGGGTTCGCCGAGCAGGTACCCGGCGGCTACATGATGCACGACTACACCGGCGACCCGAACGGGCACCAGGTATCCACCGGCGAGACAGACGAGCTGTCACGCAAGCGCGCCGACTCCGGGCGCCGCGGAGCCGAGCAGAGATGGGGGGCGTAGATGACATACCGGCTGCTTGACCTGTTCTGCGGCGCAGGCGGTGCCGCGATGGGCTACCACCGCGCCGGATTCGAGGTGGTCGGCGTCGACGTCAAGCCCCAGCCACGGTACCCGTTCACGTTCATTCAGGCCGACGCGGTTGAAATCTTGAAGGACGATTCGTGCTGGCAGTGTCTTGGGATCTGGCCCGTTGACGCCATCCACGCCAGCCCGCCATGCCAGGCCAAGTCGAAGATGACGAACTGCCGCCCCGGACTGGCGGGCGAATATCCCGACTTGATCGAGCCGGTATGCAAGCGCCTGACCGCGTGGGGCGGCCCATGGATTATTGAGAACGTCGACGGTGCCGGGCTTCCCGGGCAAGACGACCTGTTCGGCGCTCATGGCGTGATGCTCTGCGGGGCCATGTTCGGCCGCGCCCTGTACCGGCACCGCTGGTTTCAGGGCAGCTTCCCGCTACATGCGCCGAACCATCCCCGGCATCTGCGGCCCGCGTCAAGAGCCGGCCACTGGCGACCCGGAACGGTCATCTCTGTTGAGGGCAACTGCTCACCCGTCGCGCTTGCCCGCCAGGTCATGGAGGTCAGCTGGACGACCCGAGACGAACTCGCCGAATCAATCCCGCCGTACTTCACCGAGTACATCGGCCGGCAGCTAATCGACCGCCTCAACGCCAGGGAGGCAGCCTGAACCTATAGCACTTGCCATAGCAAACGCCATAGCACTTGCCATCACCCTAGCCATAGCAAACGCCATGGCAAACCCGATGGCAAACCGCATGGCAAACCCGATGGCAGAGAGAGAACAAGATCAAAACCCTCACCGGTACAGGAACGGTGCAAGCTACTGTCACCTGTTAGATAAAACCGGTTTGATCTAACAGTAACCGTAATAGCGCGAACTGCTGAAAACAGAATTTGAAATTGTCAGAAAGGCGGTGAAAAGCGAATGCCAGCATATTGCTTCGGCTGCGGCACTGAGGGATATATCGAATCCGAATGCCCCTATTGCTCTCGCGGCGTTTCCGGTGCCAAGCCGCCGCCCTGCGGCCAGTGCGACCCCAGGACCCGCCTCATCGCCCTGAACCGGGACTTCACCAGCATCCAGCGCTGCCCCAGGTGCCACCCGTCGGCCCGCAAGCCGCTCGCCCAGCACCGCCGCTGCAATGGCTGCCACATGATCGTCTACCAGTGGGATAACGAACCCTGCAGCTCGCATTTGTCGCCAGCCGCACCCGATAAACGGCTTCCCATTGAGCGGATACGGGAAATAACAGGGAGCAATTCATGACCGACCGGAACGCCGCCGAGCAGATGGCAGACCTCGCCCTCGACGCCGCCGCGCAGCTCGTAACCTACGCCAACCAGCTCCGCAAAACCGTCGCCGCTGGCAGCGAAACGGAGGCGGAAACAGCATGACGCAGCCCATCGAACTCGCCGCAGAGCAAGCCCTCCGCGGCCCCCGTGACACCCCTCCCGACGGTGCGATCACAGCCATGCACCACGACCTCGGCGCGGTCGGCGCTACCCTCTCGCAGCTCTACAACTTCACCGGCGAGCTCGCCGCCGACACCGACTTCACCCGCCTACTCGACACCGCCCTCGAAGCCCACCGCCACGGCATCCCCCCCGCCAGCTACCAGGCCGCCGCCGACGTCCTCCACGCCGCCATCCGCCGCACCCAGCCCCCGCAAGTGATGCCATGACCGGCTGCGCCGCGCCCCGCCACGGGGACGACCCGCCCCCCGCCGCACCATCCGCCCACCTGTGTACCTCGTGTCTCACCCGGCTCCGCGGCACCATCAGCATCCTCCCCCACCTGCACGGGCTGCTCGGCGAGCTCCTCGAGCTGTCCGCCGCCACCCGCGGCGGCCCCGGCGACGGACTGCACTACAACGAGCCCGCCGCCGAATGCCGCTCCCAGATCGAGCGGGACATCATCTGGTGGTTCCGCGAGCTCGCAACCATCCGGGGCACCATGACGCAGCACCCCAGCTGCCGCACCGAGCAGGTACTCAGCCCCGGCGAGCTGACCATCTGGTGCGGCTGGCTGCGCCGGCAGCTGACCGGATGGGCGCAGTACCGCCCGTTCACCATCCCCCTCGCCGAAACCATCAACAGCGACCGCTCCCGCGCGATGGCGATCCTCGACCCCCGCCCCGCCGCCCAGCTCACCATCCCCGCTGACCGCAACTGGTGCCCCCAATGCGAAACACCCGGCCGGCTGTCCGCCATCGTGTTCCAGGCCCTCGACGACAAGCGCCCCTCCCTCGTCACCTGCGCCGCCTGCCGCTACGAATGGACCCCCGCCATGTGGCTCCGCCTCGGCCACCACATCCTCCGATGGGCACAACGGGGGAAGGCCGCCTAGCATCATGCCCTTCGACCCCGCCAAATGCGGCACCTACAAGGGTGTCAGCCAGCACAACTACTACGGCACCCCCATGTGCGGCCAGTGCCGGGAAGCCGGCCGCCAGTACATGGCCGCCTACCGCGCCGGCCGCACCAGCGCCCGCGCCCGCGACAACTGGCTGAGGAAAACCCGCGGCCAGGCGATGGAACAGCTCGCCGCTGAGCACCCCGACAGCTTCGCCCGCATCCTCGCCCGCATCCGGGACACCACGCCCCGCCCATGACGCGAACGCCGTACCTCACCATCGCGGACATCGCGAAGATCTACGGCATCAAGCCCAGAACCATCCGCGGATGGGCCTCACACGACCGCTGGCGGCATACCAGCGGCCGCCCCGTCAGATACCACCTCGGCGACGCGCAGGCCACCTACGAGCGGCTCCGCGTCAACCGCGCCAGACACCACCTCACCATGCGGTACGGCAGTCCTTGACTTGCACTTGACAACTCTGCCACCATCAGCGCATACAGTAGCCCGACGTGTCCCCAGAAGGCGGCCGGACTTCCCCATCCCTAGGATCCATCCATGCCTGGTGAGCAGAGCCGCAACCTGCTCTCGCCATTCCCGGAAGGATGCCCGGAGATGACCATGCCCGCTAGCGAAGTGACCGTCAAAATCAGCGACGGTGAAGCTTGGACGTCGGCAATTATCCCGCGCGGCGTGCTAGAAAACCCGGGCTTCGACATGCCGGGAATGCTGAGATTCCTCGACGAGGCGCTGCGCCAGGTACACGAGGCGGCATGATGGCACGCAAACGCTGGACAGGCACCACGAAGGAACGCGGCTACGGGCACGGCCACCAGGCCGAGCGTGAGCGCCGCATAATGCTGTACCGGCCCGGTGACATATGCGCGCACGGCGGCGAGCCCATGCCCTGGTGGCCGCTTAATGTCGCACGCCAGTATCTTGTCCTGCCGCACACCGCTGACCGCAGCGGCTACCTGCCCGGCCTGTCGTGCTGGTACCACAACGCCAGGGACGGAGCCATCCGCGGCAACCAGATGCGCGGCCTGGTGCGCAGCTGGGCACGAGCACGCCGCTGGTTAGCAGCAGCAACTGTTAGCAATTGCGAACGGTTCGCTATAGCAGAAACCGACGGTCATCACTCTCAGTGACCTCGGCTCCGGCCCTCCGGCTCCGGCCCTCCGCTGCCCACCCCGGGGGAGTGCCAGGATGGTCGCGTTTCCGCAGGTCAGAGGGATCGCAACGGCAAACCGGGCATACCGGACGACTCCGCAGCCTTCGCATATTTTCGCGCCTCAAAATTCGGGCATTCCGGACAAGGGAAGGTGACCCTCCGTGACCACCCCGCGGCCTGGGAGCGTGGAGCGCGCTGTCCGCTCGGAGCTGCGCCGGATGCGCTGCTCAGTGCAGGCCGACGGCTCCGCGGCCCTGGCGGTGTCGCTGGCGCGTCATATCGATTCAACCCGCGGCGCGGTCGCCGCAGCAGCCGCAGCGGCCCAGCTGCGGCTGCTGCTGGCTGATCTGCGTGCCGTGGCGGCTTCCAGGCCGGCGCTGGACGGGATTGATGAGCTCCGCGCTCGCCGGGTCCGCGCTGCTGGGTGACCAGCAGCCGCGATTGCGGTCGGTTCCTCCCTCGGGAGGGTCGGAGGGCCGCAATGCGGCCGACCTGGCGGCCCTCGCCGGGCTGGAACTCGACCCGTGGCAGGCGCAGGTGCTCGAGGACGGCCTCGGCCGCCGCGGCCCGCGGTGGGCGGCATTCGAGGTCGCGCTGATCGTGGCGCGGCAGAACGGGAAGGGCGCGATTCTGGAGGCGCTGGAGCTGGCGGCGCTGTTCCTGTTCGACGATGTGCGGCTGATATTGCATTCGGCGCATGAGTTCAAGACGGCGGCGGAGGCGTTCCTGCGGATCCGGCACCTGATCGAGGATGCGCCGCAGTTCGCGCGGCGGGTGGAGCGGATCCGGACGGCGGCCGGCGCCGAGTCGATCGAGCTGAAGGACGGGAAGCGGCTCCGGTTCGTCGCCCGCTCATCCGGGAGCGGCCGGGGTTTCACGTCCGACCTGGTGATTCTTGATGAGGCGTACAAGCTGGGTGACCAGGAGATGGCCGCCTTGCTGCCTACCCTGTCGGCGCGGCCGGATCCGCAGGTGTGGTACACCTCCACGGCCGGGAACCCGGATTCGATTCAGCTCGGGCGGGTGCGGAAGCGGGGCCTGGCGGGCAGTGACCCGTCGCTGGCGTTCCTCGAATGGTCCGCCGATGACGGTGACGACCCGGGGGACCGGCAGGTGTGGGCGAAAGCGAACCCGGGCCTGGGCATCCGGATCGCGGAGGACTACATCGAGCGTGAGCAGGCCGCTCTCGGCCCGGATGCGTTCGCCAGGGAGCGGCTGAGCATCGGGTCGTACCCGTCGGATGGCGGGAACTGGAACGTGATCAGCGCCGGCGCGTGGGATGCCGCCGCATCGCGGGGCGGCCGGCTGTGAGCGGTGAGGTGGCGTTCGGCTGCGCGATCAGTGAGGACCGTCGGCACGGGTCGATCGTGGCGGCGGGGCGGGAGCAGGGCGGGTCGCGGGTGCTGGTGGACCTGGACCCGTTTTATGATCATCCGCGGCTGCTGGTGCCCCGTATGGAAGCCTTGTATGAGCGGCATGATCCGGTTGCGGTGGTGGTGAACCCGAAATCGCAGTCGGCGACGCTGGTGAAGGCTCTCGCGGATGTCGGGATCATCGTCGTTGAGATGACTGCGGAGGATGTCGTGGTCGCGCACGGCGAGTTCCTCGACCTCGTCAACGACGGGGGCCTGGCGCATCTTGACCAGCGGCCGTTGACGGATGCGGTGCGGGCGGCGCAGCAGCGGCCTCTGGCGGGTGCGCAGGCGTGGGATCCGAAGATGCCGGTTGACCAGGGGCCGCTGGTGGCGGCGACGGGGGCTGTGTGGGCGTTCCGCCGCTGGGAGGAACTGGCCGCGCCGTCCGCGTGGGTGATCTAGGGCTCCGCCGGCGGCGATGGTTCCCTAAACGGGACGATGCGCTGAACAGATCGCATATGCGCCTGCCATGCTTCCTTCGCCTCGCGCTGATTGCCCTTATTTAGCATTTTCCAGCCACATGGGCAGCCGACGGACCAAACCGAAGTTCGGACCGGGCGGCCAGCCCTTTTCGGGCCCTGCATGTAGTGGTCCATGACATTCCGAAGGGTAACTCATGCGCCTGTCTGTCGTTCTGCTCATCGCCGCCCTGCCGGGTGTGCTGGACGCCCGAGCATGTTGACGGTCTTGCGGATGTCGTTCCGCAGCTTGTCGAGATCGATGAGAAGCTGCCGCAGCCGCTGTAGCTGCGGGGGATCGGTGACGGCCGATGGATGTTCGTAAATCAGCATGTCGATCGGCACGTTGAATACTTCGGCGAAGGCCGCTGCCTGGGCGATGGTTACTGAGCCGGTCGCTTCAATCGCGGCGATCCTGGACTGCCCGAGGCCGACTTGGCGGCCGAGTTCGGCCTGGCTAAGGCCTTGCGAGGTCCGGAAGGCCTTTATGCGGCGGCGGCAGGTTTCAACGGTGCTGTCATCAGTCACAGCGGTAACACTACCGCGATAGGTGAGGTTTCACATGCGCTTGTCGATCGTGCTGTTGCTGCTCGCGCTGCTCGGCGTGCTGGGCGGCGGCGCGCTGATCGGCCCGGCGGCGCTGGGCGCGTGCCTGATTTTCGACAGCCTGTGCGTGGGCGCGTGGGCGCTGGTGCGGGATGACGGCCGGGAACGCCAGGCGCCGTCGGTGCATGAGGTTCCGACGCTGCAGCAGGTGCTGGACCGGG